AGACTTTGCTTTTAAACAGCCTGAAATATTACCTCTTACTGCTTTACTTACTTTATACTGTTCGTTCTCTTTCCATTCATATTGTCTTTGATATTGTAATCTTTTTTCTTTTTGCTCAGGTGTAAGCCACAGTCGCAGCTCTACCATCCCATCTTTCTTGCGGTTTGCGCGAGTGTTGCGCATTAACTCCGCCTTAGTCTTTGGCCGTTTTTCTCCACAAGTGGCCAGCTTGTCATGTAGCATTCCGGCGATTTTGCGTCCGGTGGAGGGAGTTTTATTCTTCATTTTCAGTGCGCTCTGCAAAATCAGGGTAGGCATCGCAAAGGTCGGCCATCTTTTCGGCGTACATGCCAGCGCCAACCATCTCTGGAGAATAAGACATCATGTTTTTGAAGTAGCGGGTATATTGTTCCTTAAATTCTTCGTATGTCATGTCTGCATCTCAGTGGTTGATGTAGTCATAATAGCATGTAACGCGTTACTTGCAACTACTTCCACCAACTATTTTCACTGATAATTCATACAGTGCGTGAACGTATAACAAGTCGCTCAAATTCGCTCCGGCTTCGCCTGCGCCGGACATGCTTTCGCTTCGCTCAATCATGCCGTTTAGCTCCATGGTTATACGGCATCTGTCCGCTTGTTCCAGCTTTCTGCCGCAACTTTATACAGCCAGTCAAAGCCATGATTGAGTGCCGCATCGGTTCTTTCAATTCGGCACGTTTTACACTTTACTGTCACGGATCGTTTGTTTGTGTTCCTGTTACCCTTTGGCATTACATGCGGGGCATCTCCACAAAACGGACATGGCAAAAACTCAATGTCGTGGCTGTTTCCGTCATTGTCTGGGTATGGTCTATTTTTAAAATGGTCGTAATACATATTCACTCCGTAGTTAGTTGCCGTATAACTGTCGCTTCAACTCGACAGCAAGCTGCGAGTTAAGCTGGTGTTATACCCCAATGGGCTTTTCGTCGCCGCACATCGTACAGCGCAAGCGGCGGTATCTTTCAGGGTAATGCTTTGTCTGCTCATAGTTGTGTTCGTCATCATTCAAGCAATCAGCTTTTTCAGCGTCATACGAAATACAAATACTGGTTGTGAACACAAAATTCTTTTCACAGTGCGGGCATTCATATTCGTGCTTTTGATCTTCGTCCATCCCAAAGCCGTCATCGTTACAAATCTCAACTTCTTTTCCGCAATACGGGCAATCTACATCATGGCTCATATATTTTTCCCTGTTGTGGTATAACTAGTCATTCAACGCGACTCGCTACGCTCTCGCGTTAATTCCGGTGTTATGCGTCAACTTTCGCTAACCATCTGCCGTGAGTTTCTTCTCGGATTGAGAAACCTCTAAAAAATTCTTTCGTTATGGGTGATTGCCCCATATCACACAAGGGCAGCAGCTCACTAGCTAATACGCGGAAGTTGTGAAACTCAATCGCATACCGTTCGTAAATCTTTTCTTCTACCTGTTCGTCCAGGTCGTCTGCATCCTCATCAATGCCAAGCAAGTGTGCAGCCAGTTCAAGCGCTTCAAGTTCATCCATCATCTTTGCCATTTGTGTTTCCTCTGTAAGTTAATGTTTACGCATAACTTGTCGTTCAAGGCGACGTTTCACGCGCCTTAACTCCGGTGTTATGTGTAAATACTTCCTGCCTGCCCAGTGTCGTTACTGCTAGTGCAGCAGTTTCTATGGTCGCTTGCTTTCGGGCATCGCTTGTTACCACACTCAGGGCATAGAATCATCTTGCTTGCGCTCAGTGGCATACAATCAAAATCAGGATGCTTTAGGTTATTATCTTTAATGCACTGGTGACATTCACACATAACAACTCGCTCAACATCGCTCGCTTCATTGACAATCATACTCATCCCCCGCCGTTTTTATATACGATATTCGTATTAGTCGTCAAACATCGAATTTTGCGCAGGCGCTATTTTCAGCCAGCGAACCTTTTTCCCGGTGATTGGACAGGGCGAAGCGCCGCACTCGATAACTCGATTTTCTGCAATCAGCTTGTTAACCCTTGCGCTGATCGTGCCGGTTTCCATGCCGAGAGCCTTTGCCACCATGCGCCGCGTGCAGACATGTTGCCTGTCGATTTCCAGCGCTACACATTCTAACTGTGTAGGCTCTGCGAATGGCACTACGTGGCTGTGGTAGCAGTCAATGCTGGTTTCGCTTGCGTGTGTTTTCATGTCATAACCCCTCTGCCCATGATCTGTCTGTGCGAGTGTCAACACCATCACGCCATGAGCGGTCAGTGTGTTTGTTGATAAAATTGTCTTGCTGTTGGTTAGTCTGTTGTTTGTTATCCGCTATCCATTCTGCCTTGAAGATCTGCCATCCTCTCCCTGCCGCTATTGCGATTGCTTGAGCTGTGGTTATGCCTGCCTTGTCTGCCTCGCTTTTTATCAGAGCAAGCGCCGTTGCCGTCATTGGTGCGCGTTTTGATTTGCGAACAGCGAGAAAATCAGCGGCTACCTGTTGGTCAAGGTCTGGCACTGAATCCATCAAATTAAACTTCGGTTTTTTAGATAACACAGCAACCGCGTTAGCGGGGGTATTATCAATCAGTGAATCAGGTATCAGTGAATCAGGTATCAGTGAATCAGGTATCAGTGAATCAGGGCGTTCTGTAACGGTTATTTCACCGTTAGATAACGGTGTTAGCGTCTGATTACAATGCGATCCTTGTATTTGTTGATGTTTTGGGTATCCTTTAGACTTTTCTGTGTTGTGCGGTGACTGATGTTTTTTGAAGTTGCATATCTCAATTAGCTTTAACCCGTCAACCTCGTACCTAATCAAAAACCCGTCACGTTCCATAACGGTTAGATAACGTGAAATATCCGTTATATCACGATACGGGAATAATTCAGCTTTAATCCTAAGCGGTCTGTCTTCCAAAATCCCATCCCTATCAGCCAAACACCACAGTCCAGCAAAAAGCAACTGCATAATTGGCTCATAAGTCCCAAGCAACTCATTGGTAAAAAATGCCGGTTTTATGTTTCTGGCTCTCATGCCGCACCACCATTTGTTCCTTTTATACAATTACACCTATGGCAAAGAGTTTGCATATTATCTATGCTGTGTTTACCTCCTTTTGATTCTGGAATTATGTGATCTACCGTTAATTCAGTGTGTGTTCCGCAATGCCTGCACCGATATAAGTCCCTTTCAAATACAGATTTTCGCAAATCATTTGAAATCTTTTTCTTTTGTTTTGGTTTCGGATTTTTATTGTCTAAACTAAAATCAGTACGCGGATGGATGGAATATCGCGTTTCCATTCCATCCTGAAGATTTCTAGTAATATGACCAAGATTTTCGAGATCTGATATTGCGCGCCTTATAGTTCGTTCGCAGAGCCCCGTCATCTTGGATATTACGCCAACGGATTGCAAGCACTCTCCTTGCTTGTTAGCGTGGTAAACAAGCGCAACTAAAATTAACTTCTGAGTGTAGGTTGCACCAACCTTCCACGCCAAATCTATAAGCGTATCTTCTGGCATTTGTGGCGCAGTCGGTTTTATATCCCGTTGTTTCATACAGTGATCTCCAGTTGTGTCCCCAGATAAATATCACAACGCCCCGAGACCTGGAGAGCCATCAGCCAGTCGGGATCAGTCAACTGGTGGGGCGCGTGATTGCCTTTCGGCTGTTCCAATATTACCAGTCCTGCCGGATATTGCAACAGGACGCACGGACAGATTACACAGAATCGCAAGCCAGTCAACTACGACATTTATCCGATGCTTTCCGGTGTTGCATTGTGTGGCATAGTGCTGTAGAGTTCGCTCTGTTGCATGTAGCAACGGATCAGGAGGCGCAAATGGCAACACAACTGGCACTACTTAGCGGCAAACTTGCTGCTAGGTTTGGAATGGAAGGCGGGGAACAGGAGTTGCTTGCAACTCTAAAGGCTACCGCATTCAGGGGGCAAGTAAGCGACGCCCAAATGACCGCCCTACTCATTGTGGCAGGGCAGTATGGTTTAAACCCGTTCACCAAGGAAATCTACGCATTCCCAGACAAAAACAACGGCATTGTTCCGGTTGTTGGCGTAGATGGCTGGTCGCGGATCATAAACGAAAATTCACAGTTTGACGGTTTGGACTTTGAACAGGACGACGAAAGCTGTACATGCATAATTTACCGCAAAGACCGCAGCCACCCTATCAAGGTCACCGAGTGGATGGCTGAATGCAGACGGGACAATGTAGCCCCGTGGAAATCTCACCCTAAGCGGATGCTACGCCACAAGGCATTGATACAGTGCGCCCGCCTTGCTTTCGGTTACGTCGGCATATACGACGAGGACGAAGCCGAGCGTATCATTGAAAAAGACATTACACCAGGCGCTAACAAGCAACCGGAACCGGTACAGATTTCCTATTACCCCGACGATATGTTCACAGCCAATATCACAAGCTGGATCGCGGCAATTGATGCCGGACGCAAAACGCCTGCCGAGATCATTGTGATGGTCGAAAGCAAGGGCAAGCTGACCGATGCACAGAAATTAAAAATCAAACCAAGCGTAATTGAAGGCGAGTTTGTCGCCGCAGGAGAACAGGCATGAAAATCTTAGAACTACAGCAAGGAAGCCCCGAGTGGCATGCACACCGCATGCAGCATTACAACGCCAGCGATGCCAGCGCAATGATGGGCGCAAGCAAATACAAGACGCGCAATGAACTATTGAAAGAATACGCCACCGGCATCCGGCCTGAAGTTGATGCCAACACACAACGCCTGTTCGACAAAGGCCATGCAGCTGAAGCAGCTGCCCGCCAGATTGCGGAAGGCATTGTTGGTGAGGATCTTTACCCAGTCACCGGAACGCTTGTTGTCGAAGAGATGAAGCTGTCTGCCAGCTTTGACGGCCTCACGATGGATGAGTCTGTGAACTGGGAACACAAGATGCTCAATAAAGACCTGCGGAATATGCTCGATACCGGTCTGGATATGCACTACCAGTGGCAGCTTGCCCATCAGATGCTTGTGTCGGGTGCAGAAAAATCATTGTTCATGGCATCGGACGAAAACGAACATATTGAAATGTGGGTTTTCCGTGATGAAGAGCTTATTGATCGGCTGATTGCAGGCTGGAAACAATTCAGCGATGACCTCGACAACTACGCGCCGTCAGAGGTAAAAGAGATGCCCAAGGCAGAGGTTACAATTGATCTTCCTGCACTGTTTGTTCATGCCAGGGGCGAGATTACCACTCACAACATGGATGAGTTTGGCACAGCACTTGCCGCCAACCTTGCGGAGACTCGCGCCATTGTTCTTGTCACCGATCAGGATTTTAGCAACGCAAAAGCAGCGGCGAAAAAGTTTCGCGACACGGCAAAGGCTATCGCCATATCCAAGGAACAAATGCTTGCACAGACTGAAACAATCGGGGAAGCTGCACGCAAAATGGACGCATGGGCAAAAGACCTTAACGCTACCGCCCTGCAACTGGAAAAGGACGTGGAACGCGAGGACAAAGCCAAAAAAGAGGCAATGGTAATCGCTGGCAAAAACGCATACATGGAACATGTAGCCGCGCTGGAAGCCAGAGTATCCCCTATCAGGCTTAATCTATCCATGCCAAATTTTGCCGACGCTATCAAAGGCAAGCGAAACTACACCAGTATGCAGGATGCCATTGATACCGAGCTTGCTAACGCTAAGATCGCAGCAAATGAAGTAGCCGACAGGATCGATGCGAACCTAAAGCACTTCCACATTGTCGCTTGGGATAGCAAGACGTTATTCCCTGACCTGCAAAATATTGCAAGCAAACAGCCAGACGATTTTGCCGCCGTAGTTAAAATGCGTATCCAGGAACATGCAGCGGCAGAGCAAGCAAAAGCCGAAGCATTACGCGAACGCATACGCGCCGAGGAACAGGCAAAGGCAGAGGCAAAGGTACGCGCAGAAACCGCAGCACGCGAAGCACAGGAACGCGCAGAAGCCAACAGACTGGCAGCAATTGAAACTCAACAAGTAACCCCTGAAATTACGCAGGTAGAACAAGCTCCAGCTCCGGTACGTGAACCAGCACCAATGGTTCATTCTGTAACACTGGAACGGCCAATCGTTGAGCCAGTGAAAGCACAGGAACCAATCAGACCAAGCGCAGATTATTTGATCGGAGTAATCGCACGGGAATTTGATGTATCAAGACGGCAGTCGCGTGACTGGCTTGCAACCACAAACTTTAACGAATCAGAGGTGGCTTAACATGGCACGCGGTATCAATAAAGTAATACTCATTGGATCAATCGGAAAAGACCCGGAAACGCGTTATGCAGCAAATGGAAATGCTATAACAAACCTGTCACTTGCAACATCGGAGCAATGGCAGGATAAAAATACCGGCGAAAAGCAGGAACGCACCGAGTGGCATCGCGTGTCGATGTTTGGGCGTCTGGCTGAAATCGCCGCCGAGTACCTGAAAAAAGGCAGCAAGGTCTACATTGAGGGAAAGCTGCAAACCCGCAAATGGCAGGATCAGAGCGGTGCGGATCGCTACAGTACAGAAATCGTTGCCAGTGAAATGCAGTTATTAGACGGCAAGCCGGAAGGTCAGGCACAGCGAAGCGCACCAGCGCCAAGTGTACAGGATGATTTTGACGACGGACTCATCCCATTTTAGCAGCCCACCAGTAACGCGGTGTTGTCATGCAGGCTGGCCACCTGTGCTGCAAAACGGCCACCACTAAATACGAATCAGGGGAAAAGGCATGAAAACCAGCGACACAGTAACAATTGAAGAGGCGGCAAAAATACTTGGCATAAGCCATGCTGCAATGCGGTCAAGAGTGCATAGACACATTAACGAAAAGCGCGATACTACGCAGCCGATACCTCGCCCTAAAAAGCGGAATCACCAGGGTCAGTATCGGTGGGTATTCGACAGGGCTGCTATTGTCAAGTATCGGGATAGTCTATTAGGCTAGTCCGCTTGATTGCGTTGTTATACGGCGACTAACTACAGAGGATTGTTTTATGCAATTTGAATACAAAGAAGGACAGATTTATGAGACTAGGGCTGGTGGAAATTACGGCAGGAGAAAGGTTGTCTCGGTGCTACAGGATGGCAAATGCTTCACATATTCAATAACGCCGGAAGGCGATATTATTGCCAATACTTGTGACCTGCATTTTAAAGATGGTGAATGCGAAGGATATAAAGGCGGCGATTTAATTAAACTAATTGACGTATAACACCGGAATTAACGCGAGAGCGTAGCGAGTCGCGTTGAATGAGTTGTTATACGTCTTTTTTATTGTTGAGGTGAATTATGGAATGGCAGATTATTGATACCGCACCAAAAGATGAGTATGTTTTTGTATCTGGTTACAAATTTAACAAACAGGATCAAGGACGCTTTGTGTGCGAGGCAATTTTACATGGCGGCGGATGGAAAGATACCGAAGGCGGTCATTTATGGTTTCCGACTCATTGGATGCCAATGCCAGAGCCGCCAGAGGATGATGACGTATAACACCCGAGCTAAGCCGCGACAGTCGGCTTGAGCGAGTAGTTATGCAACAGAAACATTAACCTGATAGGTGAACGGAAATGGCACAAAGATACGCTGTACATTGCATGGATTTAGGACATGAGTGCCACGAGGATGGCAAGGTGTTTGGCGCTGTTGATTATGCCGATGCAGCTTCCCAGTGGGCGCGGTACGAGGATTGCAATAGTGCCGATTATTGGATTGTTGGAGGCTGCCCCGCGAATGTAGTTGTTACGCCTGTTGATGCGGATTACAAGCAGAACGGCGAACCAAAGCGGATGATAATTACCGGCGAGAGTGTGCCATGTTACTCGGCACGGCTTGTGGTATCTGGTGCATAACACTAATTAGACATCACCTGACGCAAAACATCACGTCACTGTATATCCGCACATACGACAAATTGACTAGTTGCACGGTGTTGCACTTGATGTAATATGTGCAGACCAACAGAGGAAAGCAATCATGAATGCAGACGAATTGAAAAAAGTGCTAGATAGTCACAGAAAGTGGATGAATAATGATGGCGGCGAACGCGCTAACCTGAGAGGCGCTGACCTGACCGACGCTAACCTG